CGAGTATTGCGGCGGCGGCAACGGTCAGCGAAAGCACGGCGGCAACGCATAGCCAAAGCGCGACGGCATCCGCTACCGGTAACCTAGTGGAATCGGTAGAGGTAAGCCATGGGCAAAGCGCCGTCCAGGATACAGTTGCCAGCGTTGCTGAAAGTACGGCAATAGCCCATAGCCAAGCCGCCGGGTTGACCCAACCAGCGGCACTGGTTGAAACGACCACCGCTGGCGATAGCCAAAATGCAATCAGTATTATCCAGGCGCTGATCGCCGAAAGCGCGATTGTCGTTGACCAAGCCCTTGCAGATTTGTCGCAAGCGGCGACAGTCCAAGAAACGTGTTTACCGATTGATAGTTGTAGCGCTACGGGTGGTGAGGATTACCCGCCCATGCCTTGGACGCGCTATTACGAGTTGGTAGCGGTCGATAAGCGGCAAAAATTAATCGCTTTTACGGACAAAAAAGCGAATTTGTCCGTAAAAAGAAAACATCGAAAAATAATAATTTATTTATGACCAAAGAAGAATTTAAAAAGTTTGCCGATGATGGCTTAGCCACGGTCAGCGATTACCGAAAATTTGGCTATCGCAGCCGTAATAACATCGTTGATGTAACCGGCTTGCAATTGAGGTATGGAAAATACCCGCCAATCTTCGACAAACCAGACGCTATCGTCAATGGGGTGCATTTGTACAGCCACCTGCGGGCGGAAAGAATCATTTTTGAACTGAGTGATGGATCTTATTTTAATAAGATGGCTTTCAAGTTTATTACCGGGCAATTCCAACCCCAGTGAGCAACATATATACCACCCATAAGCTCGTCCCGAAAGAGCCGAACGAGATCATCCCGATCAAATGGGAATTTGACGATCCGGCGATTGTAGTGACAGGCGTTAGTTCCGCCGTGGAAGTGGTGGAAGGCAGTGACCCAAGCCCGTCCGCTATCCTGGGTGCGTCCACGTTTGCCGCCAATACGTTTACCCAGATCGTGCAAGGCGGCAGCCATGGCACGCTTTATAAGATCAAGACCGCCGCCACCTTGGGTGACGGTAGCCGGTTTGTTTACACCGTTTTATTGCCAGTTATCAGCCTGTAATGCCTACCCGCCTAATCACCCCGCCTGTCGCTTACCCGCTACACCTCAACCAAGTACGCCAGCACTTGCGGGAAGACTTGACCGAGAATGACGGGCTGATTGAAATTTATTTAGCTAAAGCCATTGAGGGCGCATTTTCCGTCACCAGCCGTCAAATGGTAGCCGCCCGTTATCAAGCGGTGTTCGATAGCTTGCCCTGTATGCTGGAGCTGGACGCTGCGCCATTGATCCAAGTGGTCGGCGTACAATATTTAGATGTCGATAGCCAGTGGCAAAGTGTGCCACCGACAGATTATGTCGTTGAAGCCAGTTTTACCCCACGGATCACCCACAAAATAGGCGCAGCATGGCCTGCCCCACAAGGCCAGATCGGTTCGGTGAGGGTGACATTTGACGCGGGATACGTTGCACTGATGAGCGCTGACTACCTTGTTGGTACGGTAAGGCTGCACGGCTGGAAAGATTTAGTGGTGGGCGACGTGTTGCGGTTAAGCAATTCCGGCGGGGCATTGCCCAAGCCGCTTAAACCTCAGACCGATTATTTTGTACAGTCTGTCGTAAGCCCAGGGGTTTATAAACTGGCATTGAGTGACGGCGGTGCGCCGATTGCGCTGACCGACAACGGCGCGGGTTACAGCTACGCTGGGCAGACCGGCATCAACGACGGCGGCGGCGAAATACCCGGCGGCCTGCTGGCGTGGTTGCTGTTGGAAGTGGAGACTTTGTACTCGTTTAGGGGCAACTTGATCAACACCCCGGCAAGCACTATCAACAAAAACCCATTTGCAGACAACCTGTTAGACCCATACAGGATGAGTTATTTATAAATCTTTCGTAAGTCATTGATAAAAGAATATTTTTTATTAATTAACTCAAGTTGTATAAGAGTTGGTCAATCTAAGTTTGCGCCATATTTTAAGCGTGTTCCACGGTTTGTTGCACAGAGTTATACACAGGTTTTGGGGATAACATGACCACCGCCGTCCGCCCTGTCTGGCCACAAACTGGCGAGCTTAACCGCCGCGTGGTGATCCGCGTATGGGAAGACCGCCCGAACGCTGCTTTTGGAATCGACCAAGTGTTTGATGCGGGCATTACCCGTTGGGCGGCGATCAAGCCCGTGGTGGGCGTGGCCTATTGGGGCGCAAAGCAAATTGATGAGGAAATCACGCACCGTATCTGGTTGCGTTGGGGTACGGATACCAAGCCTGAAGACCTCACCGGGCAGCATGTGATCGATTGGCCCTCTGAAGACCGCCGTTTTAGGGTGATCCGTGCCACGGCGGCGCTGGATGCACGGCAAATGACGATGGTTGAGGTGAAGGAACTGGGATTTATTGAGTGAAGGCGAAAAACATGGAAACAAATAAGAAAATTCAAGCCCTTGAAAAGCATTTGAATCTTGTGCCTACTGATTTTAAAGGATGGCTTAACCTATTTGATGAGTACGACAAATTATTTTTAGCAACAGCACAAAAAGAACAACCAAACAGCATCATACGTTCGCCAAATGCAGACATTATCGCCGCTGGCCTTGCCTCTGGTTTAGGCGGGTCGGTGCCGCCAAACTGGGATGGCACCGTTTACGATTGGAACGGTCGGCGATATGCTTGATGTCAATATCCAAGTCCGTGGCATCAACCGCCTGTGGTTCGACAAGCGTGAGCTAAAAGCCGCCATCCGCAAGGGTGGGCGTGAAGTCCAGCAAGAGGCAAGGCGGTTAATAAGCCGCCGTGCGGTGTCAGGTGCTGGGGAATTGCCGGGCATGGACACGGGCGAGATGCGCCGCCAAGTAAAGATTAAGGTTGGGTCGGCGGGTATGTATGCCGTGGTGTCACCGCACAAGTCGGCGGCGATGCGCGATTATTACCCAGCATTCTTGATTTACGGCACTAAGCGCGGAATTGAAAAGCGCAAGGATTTTATCCACGAAGCCTTTGCCACCAAGCAAAGTGCGGTGAGGTCGGCTATTAGACGCTCGCTGGCCAGGGCTATCAGGACGGCAAGTCGATGAACCTAATTGTACTGTTGTAGGGTACGCATTGCGCACCATTGAACTGGTACGCAATGCGTACCCTACGAAATTATGAACTTAAACCTCGTCATCGACCAACTTCGCCAGCATTGTCCGTCGTTTGGCGGCCGGGTGGCGGGGGCGGCACGTTTTAAGCGCTTGAAAGAAGATGCTAACCTGGTCGTGCCAGCCGCGTATGTGATCTACCTGGACGACAATCCCAGAGAAGATGCTAGCCAGAACGATGTGCGGCAAAGCCTGACCGAAAGTTTTGCCGTGATCGTGGCTTTGTCAAACGTGCCGGACGAGCGTGGGCAAGCGGCGATCAACAACGGCCATGAGGTGATCCGTGCCGAAATATGGAAGGCCTTGTTAGGCTGGCAGCCGGATAAGCAGGTATACAACGGGGTGATCTACCAAGGCGGGCACTTGCTCGATATGGATAGGTCAAGGTTGTGGTATCAGTTTGAGTTTGGGGCGGAAATGCAGATCGGCCCAGAGGACGGCTGGCAAGCCATCGAGTTGGCTGCGCTGCCGCCGTTTGATGGCATGAACATTAAGTGGGACTACATCGACCCCGCCGCCGACCCTAATTTGAAATACCCAGGCCCCGACGGGCGCATTGAACACCAGTTAAAAATACCCATAACCGGGAGTCTTTATGACCCAGAAACCACGCCGCCAGACCCAATCCCAACGGATGATGAAATTATGTTAGTCAACACAATACCCGCCTCCGGCACAATTCGTGCCTTGGTATTTCCCGCCACTGGCAGCGCGGCGTATGACATTACCTTAAACGCCAATTGTACCTTTACCCTATCCGGCGGCAAGGCCGGGGAATTGCAAAACCTTACTGTCTTCTTGCGGCAAGGAGCGGGGGCTGGTTTTCTGGCAACCCTGCCTAGCGGCATTATCTGGACGGGTGGTGTGCCGCCCGTGCCGAATACGGTGGCAGGTAAGATTGACGTGTTCGTGTTTTCAACGCCGGATGCGGGCGTGACGGTGTTTGGAAGTTACTAATGGCCTGGGAAGTCGCACACGCCACCAATAGTTTCAACGGCCCTGTCGCCGCCGTCGGTGCGGGCGTTGCCTTACAAGACGGCTGGGTCGAAATTTCGGGCGGGGTCAATGAAATTTTGGCCAGCGGTTTAATTGCCCAAACCGCCAGCACTGCCACGCCGTGGTTGAACGGGCGGTTGATGCGGCCACTGGCGGAGGCCAAGCTTAATTCGCGCATTGTCGCCACGTTTGTCCGTAGTTCTAGCATATCGCAATTTATCTTTGTCCGTGGCAACCACGCCACCAGTGCGTTCACCGGCTACATTGTCGGGATCAACGGCACGGGCACGGGCTTTATTTGGTTTACTTGCATCAATGGCACGGTGGCTTCATTGCCCGCCATGGGGGCGTTTAGCGGGCTGGTCGACGGGACGCAATACAAGCTGGACGTGGAATGCGTGCAAACCACGGCATCCAGCACGACCGTAACAGTGACTTTACGGACGTTGGCCGATGCGGTGATAGGCTCGCCGGATTCAGGCGTTGATACCACGGCGGCGATGCAAAACATCACGGGCGTTAGTGGCGTGTGCGTCAATGACAATGGCAACAACCCGGTCGGGGTCGGCAAATTTGCCGCCTTGGTGACTTACCAAGAAGCGGTGGTGGTATCGACCGCTTATACGGTTAATGCCCCGGTTGCGGGTGCGGTCGGCGCGGCATCCGACGTGTTTACGGTTAGCCCTAACAATGCAGGGCCTGCCGCTAACACCGTGGTTACACCATCAGACAACGGCGGAGGCGGCACGTTCACGCCTGCCACGGTGACATTCAGCGCCAATTCCGCCGCCCCTAAAACTTTTGTATACACGCCTGCCAGCGCGGGCGCAAAAACCATTTCTTACGCCAACAATGGCATCTTAAGTAACCCGGCCAATACCACGTTTAACGCCAGCGTCAGCAACATCGTGGGCGTAACCAATGCATTGTTTTCACCGGGCAACTGGAAAGGCGACACAAGCCGTGGCGGCACGGTGCACCGCCGGACTTGGAATCCCGGCGCATGGTTTATTTACAAATGGACGGCCAGCGCTACGCCCACCGCCACGCTGTTGATCCCTGCGTCAGCAACCACGGTCAAGCTGTCTATTTACCTAAACGGGGTGTTGACCGACAACGTGGCGGCCACCGGCAACGTCGCCTTAAGCGGGATAACCCCGTCGGCCGTAAACACGGTAAAAGTCTACCTGCGCGACAGCACTCACGATTTGCGCTGGAATGACGGGCTTAATAAACTGACCATACAAGGCTTGGCGCTCGATTCCGGTTCTGCCATAGCAGCAGCACCAGCCGCACGGCCTTGGGGAATCCTGACGGGCGATAGCATTACCGAGGGCGAAAAAGCCAATGGCGGGTTAAGCGGCATCAATTACGGTTATGCGTTTGGGCTGCTACAAGCGCTCGACCAACTGGGTTATGATTTAAGCATCAATGCCTGCTCACGGGTCGGATGGCTGCAAACCGGCGACCTGTCGGACGACATCCCGGCGTATTACAAGGTTGTTTCCGGCACGTACAACGAGGCCATAAGCCGTTGGAACAAAATAGACCAAGGCGTAAGCCTGTTGGACGCTGGCGGCAAAATCAGCGCTTACGGCAATTCCAATGAGCAGCCCGCGTTTATCATCACCAACCTGCTGACCAATGAGGTCATCATGGCGGCGGTCGTGTCCGACGTGCAAGCCAGTGTGACGCAAGCCTTGGTTGCCTTGCGTGCTGCTGCACCCAGTGCTGCCATTATCGTGATCGTGCCGCCTGGCTTGTATGATACTTCCGTTGGTTTAAATGCCGGTTCAGCGCCTTATATTGCGGCCTTGAAAGCAGGGTTTAACGCCTACGTGGCGGCGAACCCGAACGATGGCTTGGTACAGTTGATCGATTTTGGCGTTGATTTTGCGAAGACCCTTAGTCGTGGCATATACACCACGGATGGGGTGCACCCTGCCGCCCCCGGCCATGCGTTGATGACGGCGGCTTTGGTGCCGAAACTTATAAACGTGTTAAGTAGGTTGCAAAACCGATGGACTTACTCGTGACCCCGGATTCCGCGGGCTTATTAAATGTCTCGGTTCTTGATGTCAGCCGCTAACGCGATAATATCAGGTTTGTTTTCAGGCGGCACCCATACCAAGACCGGAACTAGCCCTGCGGCGCGTTTTTTTGCATCGGCACGGGCACGGCGTTGTGCTGGCGTTAACGGTTGTTTATTGCCATCTTCGTTCATTCGGCGATGGCTTGGGATTGTTCAAAATAAAC